ATCTACGTGTTTATTAATATAATCATTGTAGTCAAGGATGCCCAGTTTACCACCGCTATTGCCTAGTGTGTCGTTAGCTACTATTCTAAATGTATTGTAGTCAACTACCTTAGTCGAAGTAGGTAACGAATACCTTACAACACCTGCAGTTAATGTTTTACTTTCAGTAGCGTGGTTAAATGGGTAATTAAATTCTCTTTGATTTATATATCGAACCGCTTCATTAATAGCAGTCTTAGCTTGTGTTTGTATTCCTCTAGCAGATGTAAAAGTAGAGGACGTTAGCTCTACTTCATTTAACCTTGCTAAAACTTTGTTCGTTAAAGTTAGATAAGTTTCTGCCATGTATATAATCTTTCACATAAATGAGGTGAAGGGGCCAGTTAAACCAGCCCCCTCATATATTTTATATGCTGTCTCTAGCAACTTCAGCAGCGGATGTGCTGCCTTGCTCTGAAACATCCATTAGTAGAGCGTAAACTCTAAGTTTACCTGCTGTAAAGGTAGCACCGTCACCTGCAAAAACAAGGTCTAGTGTATCTGCTGTAGCAAGAACAACTTCTGCTGAAGGTGTTACACTTGGAGCGTATGCACCATCTGAAGCACCATCAATGTCAAATGCTGTAACATATTCGTCAACGTCTGCTGCACCCAATGTTATAGTAGCATTTGTACCTGTATTCATTGTTGCGCTTTCGACAACTTGAACACCTGCGTGAAGTATGTGAGTGTTAGCTGGTAGTGTAATACATTGTACTGTATCTGGTGCTGAACAATCAATAGCTTGTGCAGTCAAGTCAATTATTAGTTCGACTTGATACGGCATACGGCCTCTGTTGGAGTTACCTGTAGCAGGAAGTAAAAGTGATGTTATAGTAGCCATTTTTTATGTCCCCCTACGCTGCGTTATATTTGGCGTTAACAAGAGCTTCTGGTCGAAGAATCTTTCTGCCATATAAGTGCATCCCACGAACAATATCGCTGAATGAATCGGGGTCCCGATATGACTCAACTTTATTGATCTGTTCTGCGGTTGCAACTGCACTATCGTGTCCAGCAACAATAACCCCGAAGTTTGCATTTTGGTTTGCAGAGCCAGATGTTCCTGGTCCAGTACCTACTGCAGGTAGATTGTTAGACTGATATACACGGAAACCGTGCAAGTTGTTTAGTAATAGACCGTTTTGAAGACCTGATCCACCGAAGTCTGAATTTAGAAGACGTGAATCTTCATCTTTCAATAGTTCGATAAATACAGAATCTAAGCAGATCCATCTGTTACGAGAGTCAACATTTTGTTGATCAAGTAGTCTCGCCATTCTAGCAATTACCTGTAAAGGTGAAGCTGTGGCAGTTGGCTGTGCAGTTGCACCACCAAAACGAGGTACAAGAGGAATCGAATGATCTCCTGCAGAACTTGTTGTGATGTTACCAAAGCTACTTTTGATTAGCTTCATACTAGAAAGTAGTTCGTCTGTACCAGCAGTAGATACTGCTACAGATCCATTTACAGTTGCGTTAACTGTGTCTGGGTCAGAGTGAAGTGAAGACTGTTTGTAACCAGCTAGGTATCCAAGAACGTCTTGGTCCATTTGGTCAGCTAGTCTATATGCTGCACGATCAGTTGCGAGATTCATAAAGTCAATGTGACTGTGCGCTTCTTCAATATCGTCGATTTTAAATGCAAAGTAATTTGATTTATCGACAGTAAGTTGAAACTCTTCGTCATCAAGATCCTGCGGCAGTATTGTAGTACCACGAGTGTACGCCTTTACTGAAACTTCAGGTTCTTTCATTATTTTTACTGTATCGCCTTGGTTTGCTATTTCACCAAAGTAATCGTTATTGGTTATAGCATTAGCAACGGCAGACTTGCGAAATGCAAGTTGTACCTGTTTGCTGTAGATGATGGGTGAAAAATTACCGTTTGGTAAATTGCCGTACCCACTTGCTGAAGAAAAAGCCATTGTATAAAATCCTCCGTTAAGATATGGCTATGTAATATAAACACAACATATCCACTAAAGGGGCCTGTTATTTTCGAGGGTGCAATTTAAGTTTTAGATCCGTCGATCTTTATATAAACTGGGCCTGTACTTAATAGGGTAGTTCTTTGCGGCTTAGTGTTTGGTGAAACATATACATTAAAATAAAACAATTTATGTATATGCGTATAGTTATACTTACAAAATTCTAAGTGTCAAGTCTTTTTTGACATATCGTAAGTAAACTTGCCCTCTCGAATAGCTGTCATAATCTCATCTGATCTTTTAGCATATTCTCTAGGGGACATTCGGTTAACAGCAGACTCGCTAAGATACTTCTTAGATTGATCTGCCTCTGGTGTACTACGGGTTCTAGCATTTACTGAAGAAGCTGCAGCTTTGTCTGATGAAAGAGTAGTAGCTTTATTCATGCCTTTATCTTGTTTGTACAAGTCAATAACACGAGCAACAGATTTAGCGTCATCCATATTTTCATATAGTGCGTCTTTAACCCATTTAGGTTGTTCATCTGCCCAGTTATGAAACTCATCACCGCTTCTAATTGATTCAAAGTCGGGATGCATACTAACAAGTTCTGCTTCTGCTTTTTCTCGTATTGCGTCTGCCCGTACTTGTTCAAACTCTTTCATTCTGCTTTCTAGGTCACTAGATCTTTCTGTTGCTTTTTTATCTGCAATAGACTCTACTATCGCAGCAACATCAGGATGCTGTCTTGCCCATGCATCAACTTCTTCAGTAGACTTAGGTAGAACAAGTTCATTCTTTGATGCAAGATTAAGTTGGGACTCTAGCTTTTCTAAACGAGACTGCATTTCTTTTTCTTTTTCAGATGTATGTCTACGTAAATCACCGTAGCGTTTCTTAAAAGACTTTTCTTCTGCAGTTAACCCTTCATCTTCGTCTTTAGTTTCAACTTTATTTAAAGGGTGTTCTTCTGATATATCTTCTTGGGTCTCGACGTTAGGACTGCGCCCTGCGTCTTTCATTAGTTGATCTAGTTCTTCTTGATCTTTAGCTGCACGAGCTATGTTTCTGTTGTGTGCTGGGGAATTTACCACTACAGGTATTTCTTTTTGGACTGCTACTTCCGACATGAGTTACTCCTTTATGTTGGGGCCAGCAAGTTTACTGGGTAGCCTTATGATTATTATCGAGTTGTTTTTGTAGCTATTTAATTACTTGTTCTTTACCTACCATTCTAGTTATTTAACTTTTAGCAGCAAATGCTGATCCTGTTAATATTGCTCCAAATGCTAAATGAAACAATCCGCCCCCCATAAGCGTAAAAGGTTGATGTTGACCTGTTAGCTTTTTCATTAATTCCATCTGAACCATAGGCTCTGTAGTAGAATTTATTATTTCCATAAACTGTGATATGTCTGGTCTGTTAAGCCCATACCATATTGGGCAGAACATAAAGTCATAAAAACATATAAGAAGATAAAGTACTAATGCTGTCCACCGCCATGTCATTGTAGACTTTTGTTGAGCTGTAAGCTCTTTGCTCATTTTAGAGGCAGGGAGCAGTACACATTGCTCTATCTACGCCATAAATCATAACAACTACAAAAACAACAAGAGCCAGACTTATCCATATCCATTTATTCTTCATTTACTTTTCCTTTTTTTAGTTTTACGTGAAGCAAGACCTCCTTTGTTCATAAATCTTCCCCCTGCTGATGTAGTTTTTGAAGTGTCGCCTACGTTATACCCACCTGCCGCAGCTTCTTCTTCTTCTTTATTATTGTTATTATTATTGTCTTCGGCTGCTGCTGCGTCACGTTTTCGTTTTTCTAAAAGTATTTTATTTTCAGCAGCTTTTTTTCTAGCCGCTTTTTCTTGCTCTAGTCTTTCTCTTAATTCAGCAGTAGACTCAGCATCATCATCGGCATCATCGTTAACAAAATCGCCACCATCTTCATAACCAGCATCGTCATCGTCATCGTCAATGTAAGGCGTTGTGCCATCACCAGATGTGCTACTGCCTCCAGCTAAATCCTCTAGCATATCAGCGTCACTAATTCCTATGTTGCTAACTCTAGTCTTTTTTAGGTAACCCACATCGCCAGTCATAATATCAAGATGTGTTACATCTTTGCCGCCATTGTTGACTTTTGCTATAGCTATATTTGCATCTCTATCACCTGCATCTATGTTTGTTTGTAGACCATTAACAAAATCTTTTTGTCCCTTTGTACCCATATCATTTACTTTAGATACATAATCTGACCATCTTTTTTCTTGCGCTTTTGCCCCAAACCCAATCATACCTGGGACACCTGTTATAGCATTATATATTTTAGTCTTAGATATTTCGGCTGCAAACCTAGCTAGTTCAGCTTTAGTCATTATTTCAAAAGGTTTAACAAACGGACTATTTTCTAAATCAATAGCTTCTTGGCTTCTGTTTTCACCTTCTTCTCTAGCAACAGGAGTTTGCACAGGAGCAGAAGTTTCTGATGCGACTCCTTCTTCTGTGTAGCCAGTAGGAATAGGAGACATTGGTACACCGCTAACAAACCGAATGTACATTCTTAATCCTGCTTCATTTACAAATGTTTTAAATACTGTTGTTGGCATAGTAAACACAGAGGATGCACCTGCAGGAAAATTAGGAGTAGCAGAATCTGTTAACCCTCCTTCATTAAATCCTGAAACCATACCGCCCTCATTAGCTACCATACTATCGTCTTCATCAGAGTATTTTTGTAACTCATCCAAGGAAAAGGGAAGTTCTTCTTGGCCTTCCATAGGCATAGGTTCGCCACCCATCCGTCCACCTTCTTCAAGTTCAGCAAGTTCTGTTTTAGCTTTTGTGCGAAGATCTTCAAAAAACTTTATACCAAAAAATTGCAAAACATCAGCAGGTACAACATACTCACCTTCACTTAATCGAGCAGGTATGTCATCTCTAACTTCTGATGGCAAAGCACCAGGGGGTACTTCATTACCACTTACAGGGTCTATTTTTGGAAGCTGGTCCCCAAATGCCATTTCAGTTTGTTCATTTAATGCCATTAATCTTATCCCTTAAATATTTTAGTTGTCGTAAAGCAAGTACGGTTCCTTGCGCTCTGTGCATTTCTATAGAGGTACTGGCTTGTTCTAAATTACGATGTGCTATAGAAATTCTAACATCCATTTCTTCTGTAAAAGCGTCCCACTCTGCTTTGTTGTTAACAAAAGTTTTAAGCGACATTGCCAGTAAATCCTTCTTCACCTGGAGCTAGTGCCATTCCTGTTCCTACTTGACCGCCACCACCGCCTGTTGCATCCATTGCATCAGCACCAGCTACAGCTTGAGGTGCGCCACCTGGAGGTGCTGGTGGACCCATACCTTCTTGAGGTGGAGGTGCTGGTTGTTGGAAGTTCTTCAGTAACTCAGCTTGAATAGCTGCATCTTGTAATGAGTTAGTAACTTTATCAGGGTCCAAGTCCATGCTCTTAGCTATTTCTCTAATAATGTAATCCATCTTAGCAAATGGTGCTAGGGCTGGATTTTGTACAGTACCTAAGAACTGCATTAGTCGTTGACTACGTACTTCATTAGCCATTAGACTTTCAGTACCACTAGCTTTAACTTCTAAGTCACCTCGAATGTCAGGATCAAAATCAAACTGCATGTTGAAAGCAAAGAACGCTTTACCCATAGGAGCAATAAGATAGTCATCTACATTCTTAACTACAGAACGTATACTACCATTAGCGGCTGACATCAGCATAGATATGCCTGACGCAGTACGTCCTACACCT